GCCAATGTCTATCTTGTCGTCTGATACATGCTCATGTTATTTTCCTCCATCATAATCATTAGTATGCCCACGAACGCTGCGCGCTGTGCTGCTGCTTAATGCGGTCAAGCGCATCATCATCCCCTGCGGGAGCGTCCGTCTTCTTGGTCTTAAGCTTGAGCCCGTCCGTTTTAAGCACGATGCGGGAGGGGGCGGCGGTTTTCGCAAGATTCTCCACCTGTGCCTTGAGCGCAGCCGTTTCCTTGTCTTTTGCCGCAAGCACGGCCTCCATCTTCTGTACGGAGGCGCAGACAGGCTTCAACACCTCAGCAACGGCCGCCTGTACGGCTTTTGCAACATCATCAGTCTCCGCCGGATCCTTCGGATCGTCGCCGTCCTCGGATTTCTCCGGCGCAGCGGATTCCTCGGGTGCGTCCGTTTTCTCCGGCTCCGCATCGGTATCCGTACACTCTGCGATTGCCTCCGCGAGATTCGCAACGCAATCCTTGAGCTTCTCCGGTACATTCTCATCATTGGCGAGCCCTGCGTTGACGTCGCTGATCAACGCGCCGAACTCCGCAAGGTCAATCTTCTTCACTGTATCTTCCATGTCATTCCATCCTTTCAACACCATATTCCGGATGCTGCCATCCGATTTAATCACCTCGACGATACTCGCCGACGGCACGCACGGCCGATCGGCAAGGGAGAGCTCCTGCGGGCGTAAGGTGTAGCGCATCGCCGCACCGTCTTCCCAGCGTTTGATGTAACGTCCGCCAAAACTCAGCCCCGTGTAGACACCCTCGAGCACCTTGTTCCACTCGGCGTCATCCACAACCTTGATGCAGACATTAACCGTTTTGCCCTCGTCATCAAAGTCGATCGGGCGGACGATCTTGCCTGCGGAGATGTCGCCGTGCATCGCGCGGACGTTGCCGTAATTCGTGCCCCCGCTTTCCTTCGCCTGTTCTGCTGACCATGTTTCGATATACGGTTTTGACGTTGTATAGTCAAAAATCTCGCCTGCGCGGTCAATCTCCTCGGCGGCGGCAATGCCATAGACAAGCCGTCGGTCTTCCTCGATTTTTCGAATTGGGATATAAAGCAATGTTCCACCTCCTAAAATCCTCTGTATGCGTTTTTTGTGGTCGATGTATATAAACCCCTTCGTTTCAGATTTTCCAATTTTTTAAAAGGTGTTTGAAGGGAATTAAAAGGTAATCTAGTTCTCTCCATCCGTCATATCCTCATCGAGGACGGGGAGGAGTGTGCAAAAGCAGTTCGGATGATAGGGCGGGGCGTCATGTCCCGAAGGGAAATTTTCGTCAATGCCGACAGTCCCCGCTTCGGCATTCTCCACGCACATCGGACAGCCGCCGTCGATGCAGAGCGACTGTTTCCCTTTTACAATACCGGACGCCTTCCAGCCGATGAGATTGCCGTTTTGGTGAGCAAATTGGAGCTCTGTTCGGCTGATCATATCTGCGCGGCGCTGCCAAAAATGCTCATCATCCCGAATGGTCGCCGTCAGTTTCTGCGGACTCCAGCCCTCATCGATTGCCTTACTGAGGGTGCCGCGCAGCACTTCCCGCGTAGACTCCGTGATCGCCCATTTGGGATTAGGGTTGTCGACGTATTTCTCGCCGTTCCACTTTTTCCCGACGAGCTCGGCAGCGCGTGTCCGCGCCCACTCCTGCGCATCTGCATCAACCATATCCGTGATCCCGTCCGTCGATACCTTGATCCTGCGCAGTCCTTCATATGCGCCGGCCTTTGCAATCTCTTCAAGGCATTCGGCAGCGTCATCAAACAGGGTTGCCCAGCCGTCAAAATCCAATTCGTCAAGTGCCATCTGCATGAGCTTTTTCTTTTGCTTTGCATCAATCTTCTCTGCACTCTCCATTGCCTTCGCGTAGGAGCGTTCGAGTTGGCGGAGGAGATCAGGCTTAACCCGATCAAACATCTTTTGAATGGCTGCGGCGAATTTCTTTTGCACGGCGCTTGTATCAGGAGCATCTCTTTTGCGTGCAGGCGGCGCATCTGTTTTATGTGCGCTGCCGCCGTCGGCAAAGATCGCCGGGAACTGCGCTTGCGGAGGTGACAGAGCCGCAAATTCCTCTGTCTGCTCCTCGGTGAGCGGATCGTAGCCAAGGCGACTGCGGACTTCGCTCGGTGTGAGGATATGCAGATTGACATACATCTGATCAATCTGTGCTTGCTTGAGTGGCTCAACCTCCTCTTTGGTCGCCCAGACAAACTCCACGCCGTCTACATCAAAGTAGTCATGCAGCAGGATGTCCATGATCTCCTTGAGATAATTCATGAACGCGCGCTGCCCTTCGCTTTGACTTGCCGCCTGTGTGGTCTCCGCCGTTGCGCGATTTGTTTCCTTGACGAGTGCTGTCGGCGGCAGGTCGAGTGCATACGAGATGATGCGCGCAAGCCACTCGTCGAACTCATCCTTCATAGGAGAATCTTTTGGGAAGATCGGATTCATGCCCGCCGGGACGAATCGTGCCTTGCGCTTTATATCGGGGTTCTGCTCGAATATGAGATCCCAGTATTTCTGGAACTCGCTGATCTGGTCAACCGTCCAATCGGGCGGACAGGAGAGGAATGCCTCGGGAATTGTCCCCTGTGTGTAGTAGTCCAGCTGATACATCTGCCGATTGAGCGCAAGGTTGACGGTCATGATGACCTGTTCCACCTTGCTCAGCCCGTAGAGTTTATGTGAACGAACATTGCGGGGGAAGTAGAGCAGCTCCTCCGTCGTCAGATCGACCGCCGGAATCCCGTCAATGATCTGCTGGTAGGCAGGGAGGGGCGGCATAGGCGTACGCCCCTCGTCCGTGATATTCACCTTGATCGTCGCTCCGTCGACAAGTTCGAGTGCGTAGATATGCCCGGCAATATTGCGTCGGACATAGATCGCAGGGGCGTCGATAACAAGCACATCCTCAACGATTGCCCGCATCCAGCGGGAAAAGCTGTGTACACCGTCGGGACGGCGGAGCTGTTTATAGAGCTGCTCCGCCTGTGCCCGTGCAACAGGATCGCTCTTATCGATCGCCGCAATGTTCCACTCCATTGCCTCAATCTGGTCTTTGCGTTTTTCGATCGCAAGACGGAGGAGGTCATAACCATCGGCGAATCTGCGCAGCTGTTCGAAGGTGACTTCCGCATCGGCGCGTGGCGTTGTGCGGAGGTTGCTCTGCACATCAAAATCGAACTGCGAAGGCGGCGAGCCTTTCGGGAGCGCCGGCTTCTGCGGCTCACCTGCGCTTAAATACGCTTTGATAAAACCTTGAACGCCGCTTAAAAACTGTGTTCCAAAGCTCATGTCCCACCTCCTTTCAAAGCACCTTTGAGAGCTCCGAGCAGTCCTTTCTCCTCCACTTGTTCGCGGTAGTAGTCAAGAATACCGAAACGTGCACTCGTGATCATCGTGAGTGCACCGCTCACAGAATCGACCATATCATCATGACGCCCGTTCGGAAAAACCTCGGCTTCATCTAAAAAGTCCTTGTTCCAGTCGCCGATGACGATTTTGACGTTTCCAGCCTCGGCCGCTGCTGAAAGGGGCAAGGCGCGCTCGATCTTGTTGCTGGTCTTTTTATCCCCGTAGAATGCATAACCTTTGAGGATATTGCGCCGATAGTGGTCAATCGTATTGACGCCGGACGAGCCCGGCTCCTGCTCCATGTGGATTTTTACGACGTGCCCGTCAACGGCTGCGGTCTGTCCGACAAGTCGCTCAACGCCCAGCGGAGAGCTCTGTACATGGCGAATATCTACAATGTAATAGATGCCGTCCTTCTCGGCGATCCGCGCACCCGATGTCCAGTCCGGGTCTTTTCCGGCACGCTTTTCCGTCGCCGCTAGATCCCAGTAACGGACGCTGCGTGCATCGCGCGGATAGTCGCGAACAACCTCGAACCACTCACGTTTGAACATACGCACCGCATCCGGCGGCTGCGGGTTCTGCTGATAGAGCGCATACCAGTCACGGCTGCTGACCGCCTTTTTCTTTTTGGCAAGCCAGTCTGCTCCGTAGCGTTCCGGCCAGAGCGGTTCGCCCGGCGCACGTCCGAGAGGATCATTTTCCTCCGCCTCGCAGGGCAGATTGATGATCTCCCAGTGTTCGCCGCTTTCCTTTGCCTCTTTGAGGATGCGCCCGGCAAGGTCATCTTCATGCCAGCGTGTCATAATGAGGATGATGCGCCCGCCCGGAGCAAGACGGGTGAGCAGTGTTGCGCTGTACTCGTCCCAGATGCCCTCGCGGACGGTCTCGGACTCTGCCTCTTTGCGATTCTTTACAACGTCGTCAATGAGGAGGAGGTCTGCACCTTCGCCGGTGATACCGCCGCCGAGACCGACGGAGATCATGCCGCCTGCATGTCCCTCGATGTCCCAGTTTGTTTTACTGCTGTTCGAGCGGTCGAGCCGGATACCGAAAAGGGCCTCGCCAAAATCCGCGACCTTCTTCCGGTTGCGATTGCCGAACTTCTGTGCAAAGCTTGCGCTGTAACTCACCTCGATAACGCGCCGATCGGGATTGCGCCCAAGAAACCACGAGGGGAACGTCTCCGTCGTCGATTGAGATTTCCCGTGGCGCGGAGGCATGAAGATCATGAGGCGATCAATCTCTCCGCGCTCAACGGCCTCGAGTTTCTCGCAGACAAGATGCAGATGCCTGCATGGTTGCCATCGGCCATGATGCACATATTGGCAATACGCCTCATAGCTCCTGCGGTATTTGTCAAGCTCCGGGCTGTGTGTCTTATTCCCAACGAGTTCTTTTAAGACCGACATGCCCGTACCTCCTCTTACTGGTTTTCCTTCGTCTCCGCAGCCACCGTGTCAACCATCGAAACGAGACGTTCAAGGATTTCCGGTGTCTTCTGGAGCTCCTCTTGCAGACTCTCCTTGATGCGGGCGACAGCGGCCTCGACCATGCGCCCTGCATCCATCTTCAGTTTTTCGCGCTGCACGGCAGAGCGTTCGAGGAGTGCCAGCGCCTTTAGGATTTCGCTGCTTTTCGCATCGCGCAAATCCTCCGCTGCAACGAGCCGCTCCATAATGAGCTGCAAGGCAAGCTGTGTCGCCGCCTCTGTCATTTCAAGCGCGGGGCCATCCTTCCCCTCGGTCATGATCGTGCGCGCCTGTTCCTTGACAATGCGCAGCCGCTCCAACTTGCTGAGAAAGTCCTTGCCATAGCGCCCGACGCTGCTCTTTGAGATGTCATGCCCGCGCTCGCGGAGATACGCTGCGATGCTCTCATAGGTCTCGCCAGCGACAAGCCGCTCGTTGATTGCCTGTATGAGAGATTTCGGCAGCTCTGTTGTGATCCGCGCATGCTTGCGCCTGTTACCCATCGAGATCAACTCCCACATCCGGCGGGATATTGCCCTCAATGAGATCAATGCCCTTCGGCAAGAGTTTCGCAAGCTTACGCGATACGCCGAGGCACTCCGCCTCCTCGATAGCGATGTACCCCTTTTCGCGCAGGTATATGAGATGTGTCTCCACTTCAGCGGGCGTGATCGTGTACTGTGCATCGATAAGGATGTCCGCGATCAGACGGTCTCCCGTCTGCTGCGGATAGTTGAGTTTCAAGATTTTCATGATGCGCCCGCGCACATGACGAGAGTTGTGTCCTTCCAGTGTCGTCATCTTTTATTTCTCACCTCCCGTAAGCTTTGCGATATTCTTGCTGATCGAGCTGACCTCGCCCGACATGCGGTCGATCTTTGTGTCCAGTGCTGAGATGCTGCGGAGGAAGTCATCACGCAAAACGTATTGGAGCGGAAGCGCGCTCCGCAGCGTCTCAATCTCTTTATGCACCTCGGCGAGATGATCGCGATTTTCCTTGACTTCTTTGTTCAGCGCCACACGAATCTCGCGCGACTGGTGCAGGATGATCCCAAACATCGTTGAGCCGATGCCGATCATGACGGATGTCCAATTAAATTCCATCAGAATCGCCTCCGAAAACCAACGCCCCAGAACTTTGACAGCTCGACCGGGTTCATCAGCACATCAATTCCGTAGTTTCGATTCTCATATCCGAGCCCGAGCGCAGCACCCTCGCTGGTCGCAAACGCACCGAACGAGAAATGTTTCATCTGTGCCCGCGCCTTTTGCTCTGCCGCTGTATCAATGAGCGGTGTAAGGTCTAGTGTCGCGTGCGTCGACACCTCGCTTTGAATCTTCCCGTGCTCGAACTTTGTCGTCTCGCCTGTGATCCCCGGCAGGTCGTATTCCTTGCCGTTATACTTTACGGCGACCGTCGGCGGAGTGACGCTCAGTTCTGCATCCGTTTGCTCGCGGACGCGGCTACCATCAGGAGCGGTGACATATTCCTTCGGTACATATGCCACGTCTGCCGAGGTCTTTGCGTCTGCCTTGACCTCGACGGGCTTCTCTCCCTCACGCATGCGGGTGCTCTCATAGACCGCGATCTGCTCCTGTGCAAGAGCAAGTTCTCGCTGGAGCGCATCGATTTGTGCCTCTTTCCAAGCAATCACAAAGAGCGCGGCAATGAGGAGCATCACTATGATCGCAACGCTTCCGGCTGTCGGCGATTCCCGCAGCCGCTCGTATAAGCCGCTCATGAGCCGCTCTCCAGAGCCGCAAGAGCATCTGCGCACTCGCGTTCAAAGCGGCTGTACAGTCCATAGCGGCACGATGCCGCCGTCCACTCCGGTGTCTTGCACACATCGAGATAGATCGCACGGATGAGGTCGTAGTCAAAGCGTGCATCGTCCACATACGAGAGATTCGGATAGCCGTTGTAATCGTCGTTCGCCTCGTTATACATCCGATGACATGCCGTCTCGAACATCTCCACGATGTTGCCCGTGCCGTACTGCACCGTACGGCTCCAGATCACATCCTGCATGACGTGCGTATGCTTGTCCGCATCGAATCCAACGCGCCGTAGTGCCTCCACGGCGGGCAGGTAGTATGCATAGCAGATATAGTCGTGCTGCATCCGCGCAAAACCGTCCTCGTCGATGCGGGC